ATAGAATTATAGATATAGATACAACTTTTTCTAAATTATCATTAGAATTTCCACTAGAAGCAGATATAAGTGCAGGAACTTATGTACAATTGATTATTAAATTAGCTGATGGTTTATTTTTCAATACTCCTCAGACTATAGATATAGGTGAGGCAGTTCCGACAGGTCAACGGTTACCTAAAAATATGCCTATAAAAATAGAATATCTTAATAACTCTGCCACCGCTAAAACTGTTATGTTATTTATAGAATACTTATATTGAATTATGATTCTTGCCTTTTAAATTATAGATAAATAAAATAAAAGATTAGAAAATGCAATATCAACTACAGAGAGAGTATACTAGTACACATATACAATTCGCAAACTCTGAGCCATTAAAAGATATTAAAAATATTAATTACTTTAGGATAGGATCAAATTATGGAGATTTTGTCAATAAAGATTTTAGGATTTCGTTTGATAATATAAATTGGGAACCTTATCAAGATCTTACACAGATTAATATGGCTTCTATTTCGTTTGTTCCTGATACAGAATTCTATATTCAAGTCAGGTACGAAAAACCTGTATCTGGCTTTTATGACATTACTTCATTTTTTATATTTTTCGATTTATTTGATAAACAGGAATTACCTGGTAATATGGAATATCAACCTGTTGATGTTAGTGAATCTGCTTATTTGAAATACGACTTTCCTGAATATTTTTTAAACAGATTAAATCACACAGGACCATTTTCAGATTTAGGCATAAAGACAACAGAAGATCCTTCTGTTTATGATTTATTTTCACATAGAGAAGATTCTTCCGATGGAACTACATTTGTATTTAAAGGTTTAAAGCCAGGTGATGGTATTTCATTTCAAGAAGACAGCTCGTCTATTATAATTTCTTCAGACGGGGGATCAGGTGCTTCTTATGAGAATCCAGACCCGGTTGTAAATACAGTTGGAGGTATTCATGCAGGAGATACATTTTTCGATGACGGAAAAACCTTTGCAGATACAATGGCATCTATGTTTTATCCTACTCTTTATCCGAATTTTTCAAATCCTTATAATACTTTTTCTTTTGATGTAAATAATTTAGAAATAATAGGAAATTCTATTGATATAGAATTTACTTCTAATTTTAATAGGGGATTTATAAACCCCGCTTATGGAACTTCTGGTAATAGAAGCGGTTTACCTAATACGTATCATTTTACAGATACTACAGGAACTGTTAATAATATTTTAACGACTAGTTTAGTAGATTATCAATTCATCCCGGGGTATATTGTTGCACAAGGAACCCAAACGTGGTTATCTAGAGTTTCTTATGATGAAGGTGAGCAACCACTAGATAGTAAAGGAGGTTCATATGATTCATCTTTACCTGCGGGGACCACTTCAAATGTTTCTAAATCTCTAGAAGGAGTTTATCCATTGTTTGGAACTACTATAGATATAAATACATATACACAACAACCTTTGCAATCTATGTTATATTCTAATAATATAGAATTTGAAATGGTAACAGAAACAGGTGGTATGAAACAAAGATTTTCTGTACCTGTTAGTTGGACATCATCTAGACCTTTGCTAGGAGTAGAAACTTATAATGAATTTAGCGGAAATTGGGAATATACTGGAGGTTCTGCATCAGCTTCATTGGATTTATGGACTACTATACCAGAACAAAGAGATATCTTTTCTATACCTATAGATTATACTAATTACATATATAATGGTGTAGATAGAAGTACAATAAAAATAAGATTAAAATTTTAAAATAACAATATAATATGTCAAGAAATAAAGGAACATTTAATTTTGCAGCAAACTTTGAAGTTTTAGCTAAAGCTCCACTGGACGCAAGAATGTTAGTAGGATCTAAATCAGATTTAACTAATCCCTTAACATGGCAAGATAATAATTCAAATATTTGGCTTTTTGATGGCGCAATAGTATCAGTTTCGGCAGATGCCTCTGTTGAAAATAATGGTATTTATTTTCTAAAAGATGCAGTTAACTACACTGATATTGATAATTGGGTATTAGCTGGGTCTAATTCAGATGTTAGTATAGGAGTTGTAAATATTGGAGATGGTTCGGCTGGTGTTTTTGCGGGATTTGATTCTAGCGGAAATATATCATTACGAACTATCTCTGGAAGTGGACCTATTGTGGTAACTCAAGTAGGCAACCAAATAGTAATAGGAATAGAAGGTGATAATTTTGGAGTAAATGGTGGAGTTTGGTTTTCAGACGTAACACCAATTAATACAAATGATAATGTAGGAGATAAAGTATATTCATCTGATGGTAGAGTGATAGAATCATTAACTACATCAACAAATGATGTTAATCTTCATATTTTAGCTTTGCCTGGTAATACTAATTATAAACCAGTTGTAACAATAGATGGTTCAATAGTATCTTTAACAGAAAATTCAGATAGACCTATTTTCACAGGAACATTAGCATTTGATTTAGATGATGCATCTACTTTAAAAGTGATTCATGAAGATGGAGCGTCAGATACACTAGCAATTTCTTATGATAACCCGCCAATTGTTCAGACTGCTACATTTACTGGAGGATACCCAGGAACCCAGACTGAATTAAAAGAAAATGATGTATATTCTGTAAGTATAACATCTGATGTAGCTGTAGTTGCTTACGAAATAGAGAATTATGGTGCTTTTAAAGTAAAATCAGAAACATCAATAACATCATCAAATAGTTTTATAATAAATAATTTAGTTATTGCAAATAGAGGGAATTCTACACAAGATTTAGGATTTAGAATTAGAATTAAAAAATCAACAGGAACATGGAGTTCATGGTTTACAAGTAGTACAGCCGGTTCTGTTGATGGTACTAATACAGTTAAATTAAATAACACCCATCCAACTATTACTATTGGATCTATTTCTTATCCAGCTGGTCAAGAAGCAATAAAATCAGGAGAAAATGCTACGGTTGTTAATTCTATTTCAAACGCAGATGTATATAATTATTCATCACCAAATTCTGAATTAACGATAACAAACAGCACTACTAGCGAATCTCCAAAAACTGTAACTTATTCTTCTGGAAGTTATAATGTTTCTACTTCTAATTTTGCAATTTCTGCAACACGAACCGCAAATGGAGCTACTAATTCTGCTTCTGCTGTAGTAAATATAGCAGATACAAATGCAACTATATCAATAAGTTCTCCTACTAGAATGATATCTGGAGGTAATGATGGAACTACTATAGCAAATCACACAATAACTATAGTATCTACACAAAGATTATTAAGTACTGCAAATGTTACATTAAATAATGTAGCTAATGCTGGTGTATGGGCATCTAGTAGTACATTTAACACTGCTAATCATATTACATATACTAATACATTAAATGTAGATGATGACCATGATAAGGGTCAATTCACATGGGGATCTTTTACTGCAACTAATTTAGCAGGGCAAACTGTTGTTTCAAATACAGGGCAAACTCAATATACATTAGGTGGATTTAAAACTAGAACTGTTGCAGTTGCTGCATTCGGAACTTCTGCTACAATAAATGTAGCAGTTTCGGATTATGGTAAAATATCTAATACATTAAATTGGTCAGTTAAATCATTAACAGTAAAAAGACCAGTTGGAACAACATCAGCAGTATCAGATGCAAATGCTTGGACAATAGATCAATTGGATAATAATCCAACTTCTGTGAATATTTTAGATACTAATGCTGCTGAGTCATCATCACAAGCTAGTACTATAACAATAGCAGAAACAATATAATAAAAAAATAATAAAAATATATGGCAACACTAGAAGAATTAGGATTTGAAATGGAAAGAAGGGTTATAGTATTTAAACCTACTACAACTATGCCTAATGGTAGTCTATTAACATTTAATGCTAATCCAAATACCGCAAGTTCAAGTGCATCCCCTACATCTGGAGAATTTTTAATTTATAATTCACCTATTAGTACTAGATATGCTCAATTAGATCCATCCGGAAATATAGATCGAGAATGGTTTAAACAAGGTAAACCTAATACTTGGGAAAAGATGGGAAGTAACGTAGATTCATCATTAGGTGATCTAGTTACAAGAGTCGATAATTTAGAAACTTCTGTTGGATATTTAGATTCATCAGTTTCGGATCTTTATGGGAAATACTCTGACATAGAATCTAGTTTAGGAGATTATGTTAGAAAAGATGGAGATACAATGACAGGTGACTTAACAGTTACTGGAGTATCAATTACTAATGATTTATCTATTGGTGGCAATTCTATTATAGATGGCAATTTATCTATTGGCGGTAATTTAACGGTTGATGGTTCAACTACAATACTAGACACAGTTACTGTTGATGTTTCTACTAATTATATTAAATTAAATACTGGTTTACCTAATAATATTACACCACCTGAATGGCTACAGTCAGGTATAGTAGTAGAACGTGGTTCCGAAGACCCATATGTATTTGTATTTGATGAAACTAAAGATACTTTTAGAATTGGAATTTCAACATTAGATGGTTCTTCATATATTGACGCTTCTACACAGGCAGTAGCAACACGAGAGGATAATCCTATTACAAATGCACTTACTATATGGAATGAAACATTAAGTAGATTTGATACATCATCAGGATTAATCTTTGATGCAAGTGGTTTATTTATTGATGGTTCATTAAGAATTTCCCAATTATCAGGAAATGATGGATATTATGTTACAGTTGATTCTAATGGAACATTACAATCTAAACAACTACCTTCTTTTGTATTAGAATCTAGTATAGGTTCTTCTTTAGAATGGGATAGTTCAGGAAATTTACAAGTTGATTTTAGTGCTATTGATGCATCAGATATTTCATATAATTCGTCTGACCCTAGTTTATGGATAGAAGAAGTAGGAATAGATCCAAGTACAATTTCATTAGCTCTTGACAAATTAATAGAAGCAAGTGCTGACAAATTAAGAATAGGAACTATTATTTATGTTAATCATTCTGCATCAGGGTCACAGACAGGCGCATCTTGGACAGATGCTTATTTAACTTTAGTAGAAGCTTTAGATGATGCAAAATACAATGATGAAATTTGGATAGCAGAAGGAATATATTATCCAACAACAATAAGCACTAATAGAGATGTATATTTTAATCTTAAATCTGGTGTTAATATTTATGGAGGATTTAAAGGAGGTGAATATTCAAAAGATATAAGAACATTAAACTCATTAAACACTGTATTATCTGGAGATATTGATAGTGGAGATCCTTCTAACTATTCATATCATGTTGTATATGGATATGGAATAGATAATGTAATAATAGATGGAATAAAAATAGAAAAGGGATACGCAAATGGAGCTATATCTGATTCATTTGATACTCAAAATCAAGGAGCTATTGTATTTCTTAAAAATCATAAATCTATAAAATTTACCAACAGTGAATTAACTGAAGGTTTAGCTTCTAATTATGGTGGTATTTATACAGATAAAGGAGTTATAGAATTTTCACATGCTGAAATTCATAATAATACTTCATTGTCTTGGGGTGGTGCTGGTAAAATAGAAGGAAATATTATTATAAAAGATTCGTCTATTTATAATAATACATCTGCTAAGATTTCAGGTCTAGCTTTATTTAATATTTCAGGAATAGTAGATAATATTGATGTATACGGTAATGTAAACCCTTCTACAGGTTATGACTGGTCCGGAGGTATTGGCATATACAATTTTTCTTATTATGACGCAAATAATAGACCTTTAGTTATAAACCACAGCAAATTTAAGAATAATATTGGAACATTTGGAACTGCAATATCTGTTAATGATGATGGTGATAATTTTGAATTATATGTAAATAATAATATATTTGATGGTAATGAAAATGGAGTATCTAATGGTTGTGTTGTAAACACTGCCGACTATCAAACTTATATTACTAATAACACATTTTATAATAATAAAAATGGTAATGATATTGTATTAGATGAGGATGTACATACATTTAAAGTTTCTAATAATATTATAGAAGGTAATACTAATTCAATTAAGATTGATACAGGAAATACTTCTTTTGTAGAAGTTACATATAATATCATAGAAGGTAATTTTAATAAAGATAATGGTATAATAATAGACACTGATAATATTAAAAATACTTCAGTATCATTAAAAGATCCATCAAATGGTGATTATTCTCCAGTATCTGGTTCTGTATCAATAGATGCAGGCGATAATACTCTTTATAATTTTATAAAAACTAGGGTAGGAAATTTAATAAATCTTGATTTAGATTATGCAAATAATTTACGTATCAATAATAATATTATTGATATGGGAGCTATTGAATATGGTAATTATGGCTCAGAACCTATTTATGATACCACATTAGATGCTAGTCTTGAAATGCCTAATACAGTAGGAGGTTTACCAGCAGGCACAGCTGTATCTGATTTGAAGGGGGATGCATTAATTAAAATGTGGGATGAATTACTTTTTCCTACCATAAATCCAACCTATGTTAATCCAGATAATACATTTACTGATAACGTTAATACTTTACAAGAAATAGGAGATTCTATAAATATTACATTTACTGCAGCTTTAGACAAAGGGGAAATTTTAGTAAATGGAACATTCCAAGATTATAGATCTGGTGATGCAAGTGTATACACTTACACAGATCCATCTTCGAATACATTATTAGTAAATACTAATTCTACATCATTAACTAATGTTCAGACTATAACAGGTTATTTGATAAATATAGGAACACAGGCTTTTACTAATACTATTTCATATCAAGAAGGGCCTCAGCCAAAAGATAATAAAAATAATAATGTAGATAGTCCTTTGAATGCAGGAACTACTACAAATAAAAATATCTCGATAGAGGGAGTTTATCCTTTGTATGCAACTACTTCATCTATATCAGTTTATACATTACAGCCATTAGTTTCAATGCTAACTGGTAATAATATAGAAATTGAAATGGTACCAGAAACAGGAGGCAATAAACAGTCATTTTCTATTGCTCAGGCATGGACAGGAGCTCCTACTAATAGATCTATCACAGGTATACAAACATTTAGTACTGCTTCTAATACTTGGGAATATACAGGGGGAACTGGAGCTAGTTCATTAACCCATTGGACTGTAACATCAACAACAAGAACTTTACATAGTCAAAATATAAGTTATGATAATTATGTATATAATGGAACAGACAGAAGTGATATCAAAATTAGATTGGTATTTTAAAATAAATTTTAAAATTTAATGAGTAGAAATAAGGGAACATTTAATTTTTCGTCAAATTTTGAAGTTTTAACTAAAGCTCCATTAGACGCGAGGATAATAGTTGGCACTAAAAATGATTTAATTTCCAGTACTGTCTGGGAAGATACCAATAATAATATTTGGTTATATAAAGGAATGTTGGTTTCTGTTACATCTGATTCTAATACAGCTAATAATGGAGTGTATTTTTTAATAGATGAAACTAATTACACAACTCATGATTCATGGTTAAAATTAAACAGTGATTCTTCTATAAATCTAACGGGTACTTCATCTGCTACATTCCAATTAAATAATGACGAAAATGGAGTAATATTAAAAGACGTTTCTGGTAATTTAGAAGTAGTTAAATTCGATGGATCTACATACGCAAATGTTACAGCAGGCCACATTACCCTAGAATCATTAAAGATAGATACATTAAATGGTGCTATCTATGCTACTGATGGAAGTATTTTTGCTATTGATGGATCATATCCATTAAAAGCTTATGATGGAACATTAACAGGTAATGGAACTACTTCATCTTTTGTAGTAGATCATAGCTTAAATACATTAAGACAGAATATAACAGTATTTGATAACACAAATGAAGTTATTTATCCGGGTCTAATCCGAGGATTGAATTCAGATATAATTATTTTTAACGAAGCTCCTAATATTGGAGTTAATTATGAAATAGTTATATTGGGATTTTAATATATAGTATATAAAAACAAAAATAAAAACAAAACAAAAATAATTAATTTTATGGCAAAGTACGTACAACCAAGGATTGATTTTCATGGAATTTTAGAATCCCATAATCAATTAACAATCGACGCATCGTTAATATTAGCAGGAGGAGGAGATAAAGCATTACAATTTACTACAGCTTTAACAACTTCAACAGTTGATACTCCTCGAGCATTGATTTTAGAAGGAGCTACTGGCTCCGTTAGAGAAAGAACCTTAGGTACAATGGCCTGGGAAGCCTCTACAAATTATTACCCACGTTCAGAAGTGGATGGAAAATTCCTAGAATTAGCAGGTGGAACCTTAACAGGAGGTTTAGTCCTTGATAATACCGGTGGAGTAGCATTAGATAGTGTAACTATTACTACTATTGATACATCAACAGACGGAGTTTCTAGTTTAGACACAGCAATTCCTACATCAGGAGCAGTAAAATCATTAGTTGACTCTGCGATTTCGGCAGGAGTTACAGCTAGCAATGGTTTAAATGAAGTAGAAGGAGATATTCAATTTGGAGGAATATTATCTAAAGATACAAGTATAGATTTAAATACAAATGATTTAGCAATATATGATCAATCTACCGCTATTTTTGAATATGATAATACTTCAACCTATCATTCATTAACTTTAGCTGCTAATAACAGCACTGATTATAGTCAATCGATTGTCATATCCGCCGCATCCGGAGGAGAAGGATCAAATGAGATAATTAGGTTAGGATCTCAGACAAGTGGAAGTATTAAAATAATTGCAGGTAGAACCTATATTAATGGTGATGCAAGGGGCGGAACCTATGCTGCAGAATACGAGGGAGATTATCCATCTAGTAGTTATAGCAATAGATCTATTCCAGATTGGCAATCAGTTAAGACTTACGCTGATGGTGTTGGAGCAGCAGCTAATAGAGGAGCTGGCAACGGTCTTCAAATTTTAACTGATGGTTCATATGGATTAGGCTCTGCTTTAACTGAAGCTACAACTATTACAACTACAGCTGCTAACACATTAACATTCGCAGGTTTACAGGCTCAATCTGAACAAACTACTATAGTTTCTCATATTAATGGAGTTCTTGGAACTACTACATTAGGAGGTATGGCGTTTAAATCAGATGCTGATTACGTAGAACTTGCCGGTGATACAATGACAGGTGCTTTAGCAATTACTGCGGCAGGAACTGGATTAAATGTATCTAATGATGCAACAATCAGTGGAACTTTAACACTTGCTAATTTAACAATGAATTCAAACACTGTTAATGCTATTAGTACTTCAGTTACAGCAGCATCTACAGATTCTGAATTACCTACCGCTAAAGCAGTTTGGGATTCAATACCTACAGCAGGTATTGGTATTTCAGAAACATCTAATGCATTTGATTTAGATATAACTAATACATCAACAGTTGCTGGTAATGCAGTATTTGCAAAAATTGATGATGGAGTTGGTAATATTAGATTAGATTCTGATGATATCGTTGATGGTATTGTAACCTCTAAATCTATTACTAATGACGTATCTGTATATAGAAATGCTTCACATGAATTAAAAGTAGATGTAGCAGAAATAACATCAGATTCATTAGTTTCTGTAGCTTCTGCAACTGCTTTCGGTTCAGGAGATATCAGAATCAAAAGAGATACAAATGATAATACATTATTCATAGAAGGTGATGATATACAAGGGGTAGCTAATATTCCTCAGCATATGAATGGTTTAGAAGCAATTGGTTCAGGTGGTGATAATTCAATAGGTATAGGTGGTGATTTAATTCAAAATACTGATATAAATACTCAAGGATTTGTATTTAGTATAACAGGAGAAACTAAAATCCACGGTAATTTAACAGTAGATGGTTCGTTAACTTATATAAATTCTGTAGATTTAGATGTATCTGATAATATTATTAGTGTAAACGTTGGCGAAACTGGAGCTGGAGTATCTAAAGGATATGCTGGTATCAGAATTGACAGAGGAACTGCTAATGATTATATGTTTGTATTTGAAGAATCATCTGATACATTCAGAATTGGTATAGAAAACGAATCAGGATTACCTGGTAATTCTCAAGCAGTAGCAACAAGAGAAAATACCCCTGGGTCTTTAGCAATTCCATATTGGAATGCAACTGCTAATAGATTTGATACTACTACTGATTTAGAATTAAATGCTAATCAATTAGTATTAAACAGAGGTCTGGCTATAACTTCAAGTATGGTCACAATGGCCACAGAAAATACTGCATTAGTTATCGATACAGATGGTTCTGTTGGAGTTAGAGAATTATCTGACACAGCATTTACTGACGCAGTTACTGCAACTGGAACAGGTCCTATTAATGTATCTGGAGCTGATCAAGTTTTATCTACTATGGCAATTTCAATTGACCAAGCGAATACATCAACAGATGGTTATTTAAGCTCAACAGATTGGGACACATTTAATGATAAAATTGATGCTGTTGCATCTACAGTTTCTGGAGCTACAGGAGCTAAAAATGTATATGCAGAAGAAAGTCCTACGGGAACTGCTTTAATTAAGCAATTAGTACCTGGTACAGGAGTTACATTTACATCAGATAGTTCTACTATAACTATTAATGCTGCTGATAGTACAACTACAGTTCATAAGTACACTGGATCTTTCTCGTCTACTGGTATTGATACTATTACTATTACTCAAGCAACCCATCAAATAGCTCAAGGATATTATAATATTTCTGTATATGAAGGAACTGACTTAGTAGAAGTCGGGATTTCTATTAATGGATCAGGAGATGTTACATTTAGTTGGGTATCTGGATCATTAGCTGGAACAATTAATTATATAATTACTGGTTAATTTATAATAAACTATTAATATTCAAAGAGATGCTTTTTAATTAAAGCATCTCTTTTTTTGTTGATATATATAATAAACTATTAAATTTTTCAGGATAGTGAAAGAAAAAAATTAATAATATGAACGAATTCAAAATTAAAAATGGATTAGTATTAGGTAATCCATCAAACTCTCAACCAGTTTTAGGTATCACAGATTCATCAGATTTCGGAAATCTGCCTTATGAAGATACTTCTGCTTTAGCTACAGTAAATGCAATCAAAAATTATATATCTACTCACCAGGGCTCGGGTTCTGTCAATTATGGAGATGTTTCTCAGATACCTTTTATGAATTCATCAAGTGATGGATTTTCCTATTCTTCCAGTTTAGATTTTGATGGAAGTATTTTGTCAATAGGTAACAAATTAGATTTATTTAGTGATTCAACTTCTTTTAATATTAATTACGGGGACACATCTATTTTTTATTATGATGGAATTAACTCTAAAAGCGTTATAACTGCACCAAATACTTTCACAACAGCAACTTTTGAAAATGATTTAATACAATTATGGACAGCTCCTGCTGATAATGTTGATAATTTATCATTTCTACGATTATCTAATGATCAATTTTATATGAGAGCTAAAAAAGATGCATCATTAGATACGTATTTTCAGGGAAGTCCTACAGGTTTTAACTTATGGACCTTTAATTTAAACACTGGTTATAATATTGCTAATCATTTTGAATTAAATCATTATGATGGAATTTTATTAAAAACATCTAAGTCAACAAAAACATATTCTATCACAATGGATCCTAGTGATGGAGATTCTATAGTAATCGAAGATACAGATTCTGTTGGAGCACGATATAAAGATTTAGGATATTCTTCAACTGATGACCGTTGGCTAACTCATAAAAAATATGTGGATGATAAATTTAATGGCTCAGATCCATCTGGGAATTATTTATTATTAACAGGTGGTACTATAGATGGAAGTTTAGTTATAAATCACGGATTAACTGTATCTGGTGATGTTATTATAGATGGATCTTTATATATAAGAGATGTAGAAACTATAGATGTATCTAGTGCATTTATTAATTTAAATACAGGAGAAACTGGATCACCTCCAGCAACTATGCAATCAGGTATAATCGTAAATAGAGGTACATCAGATCCTTATGTATTTTTATATGATGAAAGTAATGAAACGTTCAGAGTAGGAACTGCACCATTACAAACAGGGCCTTCATTTGATGATGCAAGTACACAATCAGTTGCAACAAGAGAAGATGACCCAACAGATACTGGTATTGCTTTTTGGAATAATACATTAAGCAGATTTGATACTAGTTCAGGTATGACTAGAGACTCAAATGGAAGATTAACAATTACAGGAGAATCAACAGGAATAGGTGTAGATATTCAATCTAAACAAGGATATGGTTCACTGGTTTCAGGTAATGTTTATAATGGTTCTGGTAGAGCATGGCTATTTGGAAGAAATGGAACAACATCTAATGATGTTACTCTTTCTGCTTATTTAGGGAAAGTTACATTAGATACTTATCCAGGAGAAGCGTATATTAAAAAAATTGGAACACAAACATATAATAAAATATGGCATGAAGGTAATGTCGGAATAGGTTCAGGATTAGATGCAGATACTTTGGATACTGTACATGCAGCACAATTTTTAAGAAGTGATGAGGATGACTCAACAAGTGGTAAATTAACAGTTAATAATCAATTAGTTGTTAATAGATCAGCTGGCGGAGATTTATTAAGTTTAAGGTACCCAGCAGGAAAAACAGGTTATATAAGAGGGGTTAAAGATGGTGTTGATAATTGGTATTTCGGTAATCCATCAGCTACATCTGATGACTTGTACTTGAGCAACTATCAGAATGCAGACTTGATTGTTAGAACCAACAACGTTAATAGGCTAACAATTAAAGGTGATGGTAAAGTTGGAATAGGCACATCCACACCAACTGAACAATTAGACGTAAATGGTAATATTCAAACTTCTGGTAAAGTTAAAATTAATTCAGCTAATGGTTTAGTTATAGATGATGGAACAACTGATGGTTTATTTACAATTGCAACTAATACAGGTGGTCATGGTATAATAAAAACTGACAGTGATAAAGAATTAAGATTTTATACTAATAATACTCAAAAAGCTGTATTATCTAAAGATGGTACTTTTGGTTTAAACATAGCATCTCCTGCAAGTGCGTATAAATTAGATGTTAATGGGGCTATATTATGTAGAAATACAGGTACTAATGCCGTTTATAGTTATGGTGGTTATAGTGTTGGACAAGGATATGGAAGAGGTATTAAATTTTGGAATAGTGATTCATATAAAATATATATGTCTCCTGATAGCGATGCTACATGGGGCGGTAATTTAGTTAATGACACTGATTATCATATGTATTTTGTTATGAATGGTGGCACTAATAGAGGTTTCGTTTGGAAAAATAACCATGGGGTAATTGGTCAACTTAGTTCTGATGGTAATTTATGGACTAAAAAATCAATAGGAACAAGTGTTAATGGATCGGCGTCGGACCCAACTATTACTTGGTTAAGTGATACAAATACTGGATTCTTTCACACAGGAACTTCAGGCAGAATAAGTCTATCTACAGATGGAGTTGAAAATTTTAGATGGGATGCATCTACATTTCACGCAAAAGGAGATATCGTTGCATTTTCTTCTACTTTATCAGATATTAGATTAAAGAAAGATGTAAATTATATTATACCAAGCAAAGCTTTAAATAAAGTATTGAAACTAAACCCAATAGAATATAAATTTATAGATAGAGATGATGTTCATATAGGATTTGTAGCTCAAGAAGTTGAACATATTATCCCTGAAGTTGTAGTTGAACATGAAATAATTGGCCAAAAAGGAAAATATAAAACAATTAGATATCAAGAAATAATTCCATACAATACAGCTGCTATCAGAGAATTGAATGATAAAATAAAATCCCAAGAAAAAACAATAAAATCCCAAGAAAAACGTATTTCTGATTTAGAAAAAGATCTTAAAAAAATATTTTTAAAATTGGGCATTTATAAATGATTATAAAACAAACAATATATATAATATAAACTTAAAAAATTATGGCATTATTAATAGATTCGTCAGTAGAAATTTTAGGAAATTTAGAAGTAAATTCTTTGTATTTTAGATTTTACTATAGTGTAGATCCTAATGGTAAATCAATACACACTATACCTTATGTATACACATCAAGAGATTCATATACAGAAAATAAAGAATATAAAATATCTAATATTTTAGAAGTGCCCGAATATTTAGATTTTCGATATATTAGAGAATTAGACGGATCAGATCCTCTTACATTTATACACAGCAAATACCGAGAATATTTATCAACAGATAAAACTAGACAAATACCAGTCAATCAAGATAGTAGTATAGGTTTAGATTATGATATTTCAACAGGGAATTATCTTGACCCAGATACTAAAGCATTATGGAATCCATCTTCTGGTAATTTCTTTGATTCTTCTACAGGACAAATAATCACAGAAGAAGAAATATATATTAAAAAATTGACAGATATAGATAATATATCTATTATAGACTTACCATAAGTGATAAAAAATATAGAAAAATTGATCATATTTTGATATGATCAATTTTTCTGTGGATAAATATAACAAAACAGTATATGTCAGATTCTTGTAATACAGAAAATCAAGGTATAAGTGGAGCCGTTCCTGGTAATAATAATCCCAAAAAAGGAATAGGCTTAAATGTAAATGAAGATGCTTTAAAGAATACTATCTTTAATCCTAATAATCTTTTGTCAGCTGTGCAAACTTATAAAGTTTTAAATAATGTGGCCAATAAAATGTTTGGTTTAGAAGCTAGGTGGTTTAGAGCAGTTCCTCAACAAAGATCAAAAGATGTAATTTTCCAAGAATATACGTTATCTCAAGTAGAAGAAGAACCCATTTGTTTAAATGTGTTATTGCCAACAGGACAATCTATTGAATCTAAGTACAACTATGATTTAATGGGCCTTGAGTACGAATTGCCATTTGAAGTTAATATAGATAAAATGTACTGGGAAGAAATGGCCGGTTATGGCACTGCACCACAAAAGAAAGATATAGTTTATTTAGTAATGGCTAATAAATTATTTCAAGTAGAATCATCATATTTGAAAAGAGGATTTATGGAACAAGAAACTCATTGGGTAATTAATTTAAGAAAATATTCACAAGAAGCATCAAGAAAAGAAAGTGAAGCACTACAAGATACAATTGATCAATATACTGTAGGAGAAGAAGAATTATTCGGAGATATGATAAAAGATGATATTGAGAAAATTGTTGACAAAAAACAAATGGATCCAGCTAATTCTACTACTAAAGACAAGTATAAAGAAATCTCCAAAACGTTACAAACTATCAATTATGATCTAAAAATAGGAGGAATTACTGTAGCAGAATCTATTTATGATCTATCCACTTCTGATGAAAAAATCTCGATAAATTATAAAAATTCTCAAGATAAAATTGATAAAAATAATAGTAGATCTATATTAGCTTGGTTTAATCCAAAGAAGACAAATACTAAAAAATATTTAGTTACAAAGATAATACCAGATAGTACCATAACTTATCCAGCTAATTTTAAGATATACATAAAAGGTAATCATAAATTTGCTAAAGGAGATGTATTAACAGTTCATAAGACTGATATACAGACATTCTATGGAACTATAATAGATGATACATATTCTATGAATGGTATATATTTTATTAAGATAGAACAGGATGTTTTAGATAATATGGATAGTATTCAAACTAAGTGGTATTTAACCAAAGGATGGAAAGCATCAGTTAAGAGTAATATTAATATTTTAAGCTCTATAGGCGAGAAGGATAAATTTAAGGTTAATATCATAAGTAATAAATTTATACAAGTCGAATATGGACAAAAGATAAATATATTTTCATTAGAAACTGCTATCAAAGATGGAACTTGGTATGGTATAGTTGTTAATTTCGGAAATGCATGGAATCAATTAAATGTAAATCTATGGACGCCTTCTCTTACAGATTTAGAAAATAAATTAGAAAGCGTATACTTTAAAACTATAAGTATAGAACCAGCAGATATAGAATTAGATAAATATTATATAAATGCTTCTGAAAGTTATTTAACTAATATAAGATTATTTAATCAAACGATAGAAGAAGAAAAACAAAGTAATGAATTATTAAGTTATTTTACAGTAAACGGAGATTATGGGTTAATTCTAGATAACGCAGATCAGAAACTTACAATACCTTATATTTCTAAACAAAGATAATTATGAAAGCTAAAAAAGTATATGAAATGATAGATCCTTATGCATCAGAAGAAGATGCAATGGACTTAGACGTAAGTTATAAGAAGAAACTTATCGAAGATTGGTTTGCTAAATGGGCACCTGATAATGAATATGATATAAGCGGTGAAAATCTTTTTATAACTGTATATGGCACTCTTGATTTAATAGAGAAAAAAGTTGACATACTGCCAAATAACATGACAGTAAAAAATCATCTCGAGATACAAAAAACAAATATAACTACACTTCCAGTTAATCTGACAGTACATGGCTCATTGGATTTATGTAATATGGATTTTGTCAAATTACCTAGTAATCTAATAGTCGCAGGCACTCTTAATTTATCCCAAAATCCTATAAAGATGATCCCAGATGATTTGGTTGTAGGTAATTTAAGTTTATTTGAATCAGATGTAGAAAGATTACCTGATAATTTAAGAACAGAAGGTTACCTTAATTTGATGAGGTGTAAAATTACTAAACTTCCTAAAAATTTAACAGTAGGTAGTTGGTTAGACATTTCTCAGACAAAAATAACTAGCTTACCTGATGATTTAGATGTAGGAGGCAACATATATAAAGATTTTTAATTATGAAAGCAAAAAAAGTATTCGAAATGATAGATCCTTATGCATCAGAAGATGCTGATATGGACTTGGATGTGTCTTATAAAAGTAAAGTTCTTAAGAAAAAGATAGAAAATTGGTTTGAAAAATATGATGCTGAATCTGGGTTTAAAATAGGCAACGATTTATCTGTAGAAACTGATGATTTATATTTAGATGATAAGAATTTGAAAATTATTCCATTTGACAAATTAAAAGTTGGATATGTTCGTATAGTATCTTGTGAAAATTTAATCAAAATGCCTAAGGAGATAATATCATCAGATACAATCAGATTAGCTAGATGTATAGAATTAACTAATCTACCTGAAATATTAAAAGCCAAGAAAATAATACTAAGAGATGTTCCTAAAATTACAAGAATACCACTTGGTGCTAGTGCATATCAATTGAATCTTAAATCTACTGGTATAAAAGAATTACCTGATTATATATTTCAGAATTTTGAAGAAGTTAAATATACGATAGGTGCTTTTACATATATAGTTACATCAAATGAAGAATATCAAAAATTATTAACGAATACACATTAATTATGACAATAAAATCAGACAGAGAAGATTTAGAAAATATATTAACTGGGTCAAATGCTTCTCTTGCAAATAATAGCCCTAATGGAGAATTTTTAGATAATGAAGAATTAGAAGCCAAGCCTATTTTCGAAATAGATTTTAAAAAAATTAAATCAACTACTAGAAAAAAAGCAAAAAAGATGATTAAAACTTCTACTGGTCTTTTGCTTAGTGATAAAGTGATAGCTAGTAATCCTTATCTTAAACAAAAGATGGATATAGATATAATATCTTTATCAGGTTTACTTTATCAATTAGAAGTAAATGAAACTATGCAAAAGGCATTAATGGAAGAAGTTCAATCTGGTGCAGCATCGCCCAGAATGTTTGAAGTATTCTCTAGCCAGACTAAATCAATTAGCGAATTAAATAAACAATTATTACAAACTATAGAAGCTATAAAAATGGCATATAGAGATGTAAAAATAGATATCGAAGGTAGAGAGGAAGTTAAAGCTATAGATGCAGGGGATAATTTAATAAAAAGTTCTGACAATAGCTTAATCACAATAGGAACAAGTGATTTAATAAATCAAGCAAAGAAACTGAAAGTATTGTTGCATAAATCAAAAGATATAGAAGATATAGAGGAAATATAATATGGCAAATTTCAGCAGAACATGGACAACAGAGAATATAGCAGATTTAGAAAAGGATATTAGGACAGGCGGAGATAATGTAGACTTATCATGTTTTTATGAAGGTGATCCTGAGCTCAGAAAAGCAAAAACAAGATTTAAGATATCAGCAGCAGAACAAGATGAATTTAATAAATGTGCTGTTGATGTTAATTATTTTGTTAGTAAATATTGTAAATTTCTAACAGATGAAGGTAAAAAGACAGTACAGCTAAGAGATTATCAATCTGATGTCTTGGAAACATTTAGCGAAGAAGAATATTTAGAAAAAATTGACGATTTTGCACCAAAAGAAAGAAATATTATTTGGATGGCGAGTAGACAGATTGGCAAAACTACTACAGTTTCTGCTTTCTTTGCTTGGTATTTATGTTTTCATAATGATAGAAACCTTTTAATAATAGCAAATAAACAAGCAACAACAACAGAAATTGTCAGAAAGGTTATTGATGTATTCAGAGGTCTTCCTTATTTCCTAAAACCAGGCATCCATAATATTGGTAAACTTGGCCTTATTTTAGATAATGGATGTATGTTATCTTCTCAAGCTACAACTAAAACAGCATCTATTGGTTTTACTATTCATTTACTTTATATAGACGAATTTGCTCATATACCTAATAATATATCTAAATCATTATGGCGATCTGTTTATCCCACACTTAGTTCATCTGATGTATCTCAATGCATAATAACTAGTACACCAAATGGTATGACTAATTTGTTCTTTGATATATGGGACAAGTCTACAAAAGGAAAAAACTCTTTTGTGAATAAAAGAACAGATTATTGGGAAGTAGAAGGTAGGGATGAAGCTTGGGTAGAAAAAATGAGAAGAGATTTCGGTGAGGAAGAATTTGCTCAAGAGTATGAATTAAGTTTTGATAGCCAAGCTAATCTATTATTGAATATAGATCAATTAAAATGGCTAAATAAAATACATTCTAAATTTGTATATAAAGATTTAGAAAACAGTACATTAGACGAAGAGTTATATAAAGATAAATTATTATGGCATAAAGATTTTGATCCTAATGCAGGTTTTGATGAAAATGAATTTAGATTTATATTAGCTAATGATATAGCAGAAGGAAAAGATATAGAAGAAGTCAAAGATAATGACTTTAATATAACAAATATATTTTCTGTTGAATTAAAAAGTCTTGCTAAATTAAGAACATTACGAAAAGACGAACATACTATCAAGAATTTATTTAGAATTAATCAGGTTGGTATTTATAGAGATAATATAGATGACGAAGAGATTATGGCCAAAATAAATCAAACTGTTATATTTGAACATTTAGGAACTGAGATTTGTAAATTAGTCACTGAAATGAATTTCAATGGCAAATCATTTTTACAGAAACTATCAACACATGATGAATTTTATGATGACTTAATGATGCATAGTTATCATACTGCTCCTATACCAGGAGAAAAGCCTCCTAGAAAAAAACCAGGATATAAAACTAGATCAGATAAAAATTACTTTGTAAAACTTGGCAGAAAATTAATAAAAGCTAAAACTCTTATACCCAAAGATAAGACTTCGTATGAAGAATTCGGTTCTTTTGGTAAAGTTAAAAATACATATAAAGGTATAGCTAAACACGATGATACAGTAATGGCGACATTAAATATAAGCAGATTCTATGAAGAAGATGAATATTCTGAGTGGTTAGAAGATTTTCTAGAGAATCTTCCAATGAGTCCTGCTAAAAAGTTTGCAATGGAAATTATAAAAGAACCTTATGACGAGAATGAAATAGATGATGGGTTATTTAAAGCTATGCATGACCATAACGACGTGGCTTATGACGAGTCTGCCCTCCTTAAACAAGTTTTTGGCTAAAAGGTTTAATATGAAATTGCCAATAATTATTTACGATATATAAAATATAACTTATTAATTAACTTCAAAAATGCTAATATTTTTTTGAATAAATAAAATAAAATAAACTTAATATGGCTAAATTATCAATAGATCTATCTCAATTCACCGCAGCTGGTGTTTATACTATAGAAATAGATCAGACACAAAGAGTAACTGTAACAAATCAGTCATTAAGATTGTTACCTGGTTTTTCTAAGAATGGTCCTTTCAATGCTCCTGTATTTATACGTTCTACTAAAGATCGTTTAAAATTCTACGGAGAAAGGGATAAAAAATTAGAAAGAAAGGGTTCATTCTTTCATCTTTCGATTGATACAGCTCTTTATCAATCTCCTGTTTTTGCTATAAATCTTTTAAATGTTGACAAAGATCCAACAAAACCAGAAATAGATAACGCAGGTATGATGTCATTATCTTTAGATGCAGACAAAGATAATCAGCTTGAAAACATCAAAGATAAATTTGTAAATTATTTTAACAAAGAAAGATTCTGGAAAGCAGATTCAGAATATCTATTCGGAATAGCTCAAAATAAAGAAGGCGTTCCTGGACAACCTTCTGCTACAAGTTTATTACAATTAGCTAATGTTGGAACTAAAAACATGTCATTCTTAATTAAAAAAGCAGATGTAGCTGGTTATGATGTATTTGCAAAAGACTGGTATGGAAGTGAAGATAATATTCCTTTTGATTGGATTAGACCATATGATAAAATAAAAGATTATTTTGTACAAATTATAGCTATTGAAGGTAACTGGGATAATTACCCTAAACTATCAACAGATCCTTACTATTCTAAATATTTTACACAAGAAGGTATTAGACCAGAATTACTTAATGAATTTATAAATTTACCTGCTGTTAGTTTAGTTGCTTCTTGGGTAGGAACTTTTATTCCTGATTTCCAAGACCAAACTGGAGCTAATCAATATTTAGAAAATATTGTTAATGCTTCTACTCAATTAACTGGTATACTTTTAAATATAAATAAAGATGCATTAGACCAACTTATATGGGATGATGACACTAAACAATGGAAATCTGGTGATGGCCTAACTTCTGGTGCAGCTAATATCTTAATTGATTTAGTTGGCCATGACTGGGCAGACAAAACATCAGGTATTGCTTCTACGTTTTTAAGTTATGATATAGATGCATCAGATGGTGAAATACACACAACTGTAGATTTAAATCCATCTACACTCGATACAGTAACAGGAAAATCTTTTGAGATAGATGCATCAGATGGAGATTTAATAACTATAGGATCTCTTATTAAGAAGGATTCAACTGTAGAAAATACAGCACCTGGTGTTACTTATGTAACAGCAAAAACCTATACAGATTCTGGATCTTATCTTATAGAAACAGCAGAACCTATTGAGGATTATGAATTAAATCCTCCTACAGTTCTTGTACAAAAACCTATTACTGATCCAACTATTACTACTCATCTTAGATTTATCCCATTAGATAGTTTAAAGCTTAATTCTAATCACTTACCTGGTTATGATAAAGATGGTAAACCTAACCTAGAAGAAGGTGTATTTAAGATTTATGAAATGTTAAATGATCCAGGGATCTCAAGAGGACTTTTAAACCCTGATATGATTCAGTATCGTTATATAGTAGATACAATGGC